ACCTTATCTGCAAGGTAGGCAATGGCTTTATTTAAATCTGCATTTTCCATATTTTCTCCTGTGATTGTTAATTTTGGTGAGAACCTAATGTAAGCATATTTCAATGTTCTGCAACAGAATTATTTAGAATTGTTTTCTTGACAGCTTCGTGGTAAAATAAATTTAATAAAATGTTAGTTGAAAAAGAAGATTTTATTAGTCATGAATTATGTGATTTTTTTATACATTATCACAACATGAACCCTCATGATTTTGAACACAGAAACACCAGTGTTATTTCTTGTGAGTTACAATCTTGTAACGGCAATTGGGCTTTTAAGTTTTTGTTAAAAAAATTAAATTTTTTCGTTGAAAGTGAGGCAAAAAACACCTTTGTAAATTACTCACAAATAGTAAAGTGGCCAGCTGGAGAAAGCCAAGGTAGACACAAAGATTTNGATCATCATACTTACACATCAATTTTATATTTAAATGATCAATACGAGGGAGGTCATACTGTGGTTGGAGACAAAATTATTAAACCAACAAAAGGTAAGATAGTTTTATTTGATGGAAATAAAANAGAGCATAGAGTTTTACCAATCACATCTGGAACGAGATACACAAATGCCACTTGGTATATTACAAAAACAGAACAAGAAGTAATACAATGATTGAAATAACAAAATTACCTATTTTTGTAGAAGAAGTAAATTTTTTTACAATGCCTAACCACGAGTATTGGAAAGAACAAATTCTAAATATTGTTAAGGTTGAAGAGAACAATAATATTCATAAATTTACCACACAGCCTGATGAAGAATGTAATGTAAAAGCTAATCGTACAGCTTGGGATTCTCATCTTAGATATCCAGCCATGACAGAGTTGACAGAAAAAATATTAGATATTATTCATTTGTCTGTCACTCAAGACGGGTATGATGCTCCTAGCTTAATAGCAGAGGANGCCTGGATAAACTGGTATAAGAAAAAAGAATTTGCNGTGCCCCATTATCATGGAACCCATATGGCCGTAGTTTATTTTGTAGACACAGAAGAAACTTTTTCTAATTTTATTTTTACTAAAAATGATCATTTTAGACTTACTAAAAAAGAAAACGAAAAAACAATAACTAATATTTCAAAACAAATAAACATTAAAGACGGAACTGTAATATTTTTTAATGGTAATTTATGGCACGCAGTNTCTGCAAATTTATCAGAAAGACTACGTATAACTTATGCTAGTAATGTAAAAGTAGGATATTACAAAGAAAGAGACAATAAGTAAGATGGAAGAAATAATAATAATTAAAAAAAGTTTTTTCGTTTCACAGATGGAAAACAAACACATACTAGAAACAACAAAAACATTTATAGAAACAAACAAAGAAAAATTTACAGAAAGAAGTTGGGAATGTGAAGCTTACACATCTTACGGTGTTTATAAAAACATTTTATTTGCTGTTAATGAATTTACATATTTAAGAGAATATATAGAAAAAGAAATAAATAAGTTTTTAAAAAAACCTTTTATGATAACAAGTTCTTGGATAAATGTTTACGAGAAAGGTGGTTATCAAGAATTTCATAATCATATTGAGTCAAATATTTTAAAACAAGGTGCTGGCGTTTTTTATTTGACAGATGACAATTCCGATATTGAGTTTGCTTATTTTCCAGAAAATCAAAGAATTTCATACAAACCTAAAATTGGTGAATTAATTGTTTTTGACAGTGATATGAATCACAGAGTAAAAGATACTAAAAAAGAAAGAATGTCACTTGCTTTTAATTTTAAATATGAGGATTAAAATATGAAATCACAAACACATGTATTTGGTAGAATGGTTAAAAGATATGATCTACCTTTAGATGCTATAGAAGATTTAAATAATAGATATGAGGCACGAAAAAAAGAATTAGCTTCTTTTGGTCCAAGACTTGCTGGTAGAATTGAAACAGAAAGAGAGTTTACTCACATACTTAGCGAAACTAAAATATCTAAAAACATTGTTGATTGCATGAATGATTATATTGAAACTTGTGAAAAGTATGGTTTATACAATGGCAATAAAAAATTACAAATATTAAGTTGTTGGATTAACGATATGAAAGAAGGTGAGTATAATCCACCTCACACTCATAATGATAGAACAGGATGGTCTACTGTATTATTTTTAAAAATTCCTAAATTTGTTGATGACACAAAAGATCCCCATAAATTTAAAGATGGTAAATTATGTTTTATGTATCCAGATGGTGCGGCTTGCGAATGGATGGAGCCTGAAGTAGGTCATTTTTATATTTTTGAAGCATGTCACAGTCATTGTGTTATGCCATTCAAAACTAAAATAAAAGGAGATATTAGAAGATCAATGTCTTTTAATTTTGTTGAACAAATTGGTAAATAAAAAAATTACTTTTTGCGCTGTAAACGAGGGCATGTTGGATATTTGGCCTCATCCACAACCTGCTTCAAGATTTATTCCAGACGAATATAAAAAGTTACAACGATTTCAAAACAACAATTTTCATAACCCTACTGTAAAAACTTGCATGCCTTTTTTAGACTCATTAACTATGGGTTACATTATACCTTTTGATCAAGATTATCTTGTCGATCCTGTTGAAAATGACTTTTCTGTAACACCAGCTAATAAAGAACAAAATGATTTTGGTTTTCATAATCAAGCACAATTACCAGAACAGTGGAGAAAAACAGCAGGCGAGAATGCTGGTAAGTTTGTAAACAAATGGTTGATTAAAACACCACCAGGTTACAGCTGTTTATTTATCAAACCTATGAATAGATTGGAACCAAGATTTGATATTATTGCAGGAGCTGTTGATACCGATACCTACATCAATACCATAAATTTTCCTTTTATTTTAAATAAAAGAGATAAACAATTTTTAATAAAAAAAGGCGAACCAATGGTTCAGGTGATTCCATTTAAACGGGAATCATGGAAAATGTGGAGTGGCTTTTATTTTGAAAAAGCACACAGCAAAGTGTTAGATATGCTAAATAGTGAGTGGATAGATAGATATAAAAATATGTTTTGGAGAAAGAAAAGTTTTAAATAATGATGAAAATAACTGATTACATCAAATGTTATAATAATATAATTGACATAGAATTATGTAATAAAATTATTAGTCAAAAAGATCTTTCATTTTATCCAGCTACTACAGGGGACGGAAAATTAAATACACACAGAAATTGTTATAACAAACCATTAGAAAATAAATTTAATGATGATATTTTTAAAGTAGTAGGAAAAATTTTAAAATTATATAGTCAAGACCAACCTTGGTTTCAGAAAGGATCAGTTAGAACTGAAGATACAGGGTATCATCATCTTTTATATTTAGGATCTAAAAAGGGAGAATATAAAGAGCATGTCGATCATTTTGATTTACATCCACGTGTCTTAAGTTGCTCATTAATTTTAAATGATAATTATGAAGGTGGAGATTTTTCATTTTTTGGAGGTGAGTACATAGTACCGAAAAAAGCTGGAAGTGCTGTTGTTTTTCCTAGTAATTTTTGTTTTCCTCATGCTGTGTTACCTGTAACAAACGGAGATAGGCATGCTATAATTACGTGGATTCATTAATGAAAGAAAAATATAAATATGTAAAAAACATGCTGTCACTCGACATGGTAGAATTTTTAACATCTTACAGTTTAAGAAATTTTACACACGGTGATTCTGATGCTCCTCTATCATCTTCTAATCACTCTAAAAAATCTGACATCTATAGTCATATTGTTCATTATTTATTGCCTATTATGGAAAAAGAAACAAATTTAAAATTAAAACCAATATATTCTTATAATAGAATTTATTTAGGAGGTTCTGAATTAAAAAAACATACAGATAGAGACGCTTGTGAAATAAGTGCGTCTATAACTTTAAAATACTTTTACAAAGATATTAATTATAAATGGCCCTTATGCATGGGAGATAAACCCATAGTTATTAATTCAGGGGATGGTGTAATATACAAAGGTATAGAGATTCCTCATTGGAGACCTTTTTTTTCTCAGCCAAAAGAATATTGGCACCATCAATTATTTATTCATTATGTAGATTTAAACGGTCCTCATAAAGATTTAGAACCAGAAAGTTAAGAGTAGTTTTCGTCGAAGTCTCTCCAAGTTTTTGACCAATCAATATAAGATGCTGTAGCACTTGAATTACCTGAATGAAAATCATCAATATTATTACCATCGTCTACCCATTTAGTTTCAGCATTTTCATAATAATTATCATAGTCTAATTGTGCAGAGGTTATTTGACCTTTTCTAGTTTCAGCCCATGTAAGTAAAGCAGCGATAGTCGTAGACCCAGCAGCATCGCTTGTAGCATTTAGATTTGTATTACCAGTCATCATACCTGTCGATGCATCCTTGTTTTGAATTTCATTTTGACCTTGAAGATTATTCCACACGATAAAATGAATACTATTAGGTAGCCAATTATCATCCCAATTTTTTCCTTTATCAGACCAATCAATATGAAAAGTATTGTCGATTAAAAAGTGATCTCCATTTCCAATTACAATCTGTGTTGCCATTTATATCTCCTAGTGTTTAATAATATAGTTAACCACGACAAAAGGCGAAAATGAATTGGTGCCTGCTGCTGTTACGCTACCTGTTAAAGATGTCGTAATATTACCTGTTAAAGTTCCAGATAAAGTATGAGAGTGGTTATGTCCAGTTCCTGATCCTGCGTTACCTGTGCTTTCTGTATTATTTGATCCCCTACTGCCTCTAGTAGGTTTTTGTTCATTACCAGATTGACTAGGTTGTACATTTTCACTTCCTAGTGATTGTGTATGACTATGTGAAGCTAATTGAGCAGTGGTCAATGACGTATTACTAATACTTCCTGTAATAGTTACTGATTGATTTGTTGCATTTGTTGCAGCTTGGTTGTTTGTGACTGCAACTGTAACTGTGTTAGCTCCGCCCGTGCCTGCTAAATTGTAAGTGTTGCCGTCAAAACCTTGAGGCATTTTACCTTGAAGGTTAGGAACATTAAAAGTTGTAGAACCATCTCCAGATCCATAAGTTGTGCTTACTACTGCAAATAAATCTGCAAATGTGGTTCTTGAAACTGCAGCGCCATCACAAAGCAAATACCCATCTGGAGCTGTTGCTTTAGTCCAAGGCTTGATTGCCCCTACTTCACTTCTGTTTACTATATCTTGTAAGTTAGCCATGTTTAATCGTTATACTTTAATCTCCAACCGTTGTCACTGTCATTGTACACCAACGCAAAGCCAGAACCACTGGTTGATACTGTTAAATTAGCTGCAGACCCCTGTATCTTATGACTGTTTCTATTAACAGTTAAATTGTGAGTAGCAAAAGTTCCTTCTGCATCAATAAATTTGACTTGATCACCAATTGCTGCAGAGCTTGGCAATGTAATTGCTACAGCTCCACCTGATGTATCAACAAAAATATTATCTCCTGCTGATGCAGTATAGTCTGATGTTTTCTTTATCCATGTCTCACCTAAACCAGCGAGTGTAAAAATATCATACCAGTTAGTTCCGTCAGTAGAAACTAATCTGTATTTACCGTTTGATATTGTAACTGTGTTTCCTGTGGCACCTAGCCTTGCGGTAACGTCAGCGCCACCAGATATGTTATTATAAAGTCCATAAGTTTTTTGTGTAGCTGGAAACTGCACTATGTGAGTGGTAGAAATAGTTCCAGAAAAAATAATTTGGTTTTGTCTAGCTTCATTGTTAGCTTGAGATTGTGGTCCGTCATTATTTGTTAAAGTCGTAGGACCTGTGCCAGAAAGAGTTTTTGCATAAACACCAGCAATAGCAAATTCAAATACTTGAGAAAAGTTATTGTTAGTAATAGTACCCCAAGTTCCAGAATTTTCTCCAGTTGTTTGTAGTTCTATTCTTAAACCTGTTGA